GTATTTAATAACTCCAATTTATATTCAAAATTGCCTGCAACATATAAGCAATTAGGCGTATTCGGTCTTTCGGTCATTGCTCTTGAACGAGACGAGGAAGCTATTTTAAGGGCAAAATTATTGCCTATTGGCTCTTATAGACTCGCAAGGAATGAAAAAGGGGAAGTCGATACCATTGCCCGTGTTTATATGGAGTCGGCAAGAAATTTATATAATGCCTTTGGTGAGGAAAATGTATCACAAGCGGTCAAAAGCGCGGTTGATAACAAAAGATATAATGAAATGTTTGAAGTCGTCCATTTTGTTGAACCCAATGCGGACTATTTACCACACTCAAAATGGGCTAAAAATAAAAAGTTTATATCCGTTTATTATGAAGTCTCGGGGGATCGAGATAAGTTTTTAAGCGTCTCGGGTTTTGATAAATTTCCTTATATTGTCTTTGAGTCGGAAGCAACGGGGGAAGACATTTACCCTTGTGAATGCTGCGGAATTAACGCCCTGCCTGACGCAAAGCAATTAATGTCAATGGTCGTTGATGAAGGCAAAATGGTCAAGAAAATCGGATCGCCTCAATTAAAAGGCCCTGCCGAATTGAAGTCTAAAAAACTTGTTGACGCGCCTGCAACGTTTACGGAAAACAATCAGAACGGGGACGGCTTAACTCCTATCTATCAAGTCCCTCCACAAGCATTGCAGCCGTTAGAAGTATTGCTCGAACGTTTAAGAACTTCAATTAAAGAATTATTTTTTAATGATTTATTTGCAATGATTTTAAGTACATCCGAAAGAGGCAGAACGGCAACGGAAGTCAATGAGTTAAAAGAAGAAAAAATGGTCTTATTATCGCCATTATTGGAGCAAGTACATTCGGCTTTAAGACAGATAATGTCTTGGGTTTTCAATGAATGTTATGAGCGCGGAATAATACCTCCTGCGCCGGAGCAAGTACAAGGGGCAAATTTAGAAATTGAATTTGTGTCTATGCTTGCACAAGCACAAAAGGCCATAAAAGTATCAGGTATGGAAAGATTTACAACGTTTACGGTCAATCTCGCAAACGCTATTGATCCTACACTTGTTTTGAAATTAAACGGCCCTCAAATAATTGACGATTATGCCGACTTTGCAAATATCAATCCTAATCAGTTGAACTCCACGGAAGAATGGATGAAGCAAAAACAAGCTATTCAACAAAAACAAGAGCAACAAGAAGCTATGCAGCAACTTGCACAAGGCTCGCAAATGATAAAGAATGTCGGAGGCGTGGACGCCTTTGGCGGTGAAATGTTAGAGAGATTGGGCGTTCAATGATGTTATTAGATGATGAACACTTGGAAGACGCAATCAAGGAAGCGGCCGCAAGTAAAAACATATTAAAACTTCTAATGCACTTTATTTATAAATCGGGTGCGTTTAGACAGGGCCTTGCAAAAGACGAGAGAACAGAAAACTATAATCGGGGTTATGGTGATTTTGGTCTTTATATTAGAGATCTTTTATTACAATATGCCCCGAATGCGTATATGTCAGAAATTATAGAAGGAGTGAAAAATGACAGAAGAATTGAACAATGAAACTGAAAATCAGGATCTTGGCAATGTAGATCAAGAAACGGAAACACAAGAACAAACACAAGAAACCTCGGAGGAAGTAAAAGACAATCCCCCCGAAGACACACAAGAATTTTTTGGAAAACCTGAAACATACGATTATAGGGACGTTAAGCTGCCCGAAGGTATGAAGCTAGATAACGAATTAACTAGCAAATTTAACGAGTACGCTAACAAACTTAACTTGTCTCAAAAAAGTGCCAACGAGATGATGTCTATGGCGGTTGAACTAACAGAGCGGACGCAGAAGCAAGTTGCCGAAGCTATGGGGAAACTTCAAGAACAGAAAATCGAAGGTTACAAAATCTTGCTAAATCAGGACGAGGAAATAGGCGGAGCAAAACTTAATGACTCAATCGCAACGGCGAATATCGCTTATGACGGGTTTTTCAAGGATGAGGGTTTAAGAGAACTTTTGGCGGAAGCGGGTTTAACCGTACACCCAAAATTTATCAAGGCTCTCAAAAATATAGGACGCGAGATGAAACAAGATAAAATCAGGACAAGCAATCAAGCTGCGGTCAGCCAAAGAAATCGGGAAGACGTCTTGTATCCTTCAATGGATAACGCTAATTAAGAAAGGAACAGAAAAATGAGTACACTTGGATCAAAGTATCTTAATTTAGCCGACAGGCTAAAAAGAACAGAAGCAGGCGAACAGGCTGCAACAATTATCGAAATGATGAATGAAACAAATTGCATTATGCAAGACGCTAACGTTCTTGAATGTAATGACGGAACAAACAACATTTCAACAATCAGAAACGGGTTGCCTTCCGCAACATTTAGAAGACTTTATGGCTATATTGCACCTTCTAAATCAACAACAGTACAAGTCAAAGATCCGACAGGAATGTTAGAGGCTTATTCAGTTGTTGATAAAGACCTTGTTGATAAAGCTAAAAACCCAAAACTTTTCAGATTGTCAGAGTCAACCGCTTTCATTGAAGCAATGAACCAAACTATGCAATCAGAAGTTTTCTATGGAAACACTAAAACAAAACCCGAAGGTTTTGACGGTCTTGCTATCCGTTATGGCACTTTATCATCAGATAAAACAAAAATCGGCTATAACGTTGTAAGCGGTGGTGGTTCAGGAAGCGATAACACTTCTATTTGGTTTGTTACTTGGGGCGATCAGCACGTTTCTTTGACATACCCCGAAGGCTCAAAAGCAGGTATGCAACACGAAGACGACGGCGTTCAAACAGAAACAGACTCAAACGGCGGTAAAAGAAAAGTTTATCAAGATCACTACAAAATGGACGTAGGCTTAACCGTTAAAGATTGGCGTTCAACTTGTCGTATTGCAAACATTGACGTTTCTAATTTATCGGGTGATAGTGCTGCAAACTTGGTTGATTTAATGCGTCAAGCATATTACAAAATCAACAGACACGCAGCAGGCGGAAGCACAGTTATATATTGCAATTCAAATACATTAATGTATTTTGACAAGCAAGTTGAAGCTAAAACAAACATCCATTTCTCTTATCAAGAATATTTAGGCAAAAAAGTTTTGACTTTCCGTGGTATTCCGATTAGAGAATGCGATCAAATTTTAGATACAGAAGCACAAGTAGTTTAATAGTAAAGGAGCAGAAAAATGATATTAGATAATCAAGCAATATTTTCAGATAATCAGGCAATAACCGTTGACGCAGCTTCTACGAACGTTATAAAAGCAAAAGGTGAAATCGCATACGGAACTCCGATTGAGATTTTAATTCAAATTACACAGGCTTTTAAAGCGACAGAAGTTGACTCAATCGTTGTTAAATTGCAAACAGATGACAATGAGGCTTTCTCATCAGCGACAGATTTAGTTACAGAAACTTTATCAGCGTTGACTTTGGGAACTACATCAAAACTTAAATTTTTACCCAAAGGAAATGAAGGCTATTTACGTCTATATTATGACTTAACTTTCAAAACAGGCGTAAGCGCAGCAACCGAAGGAAAAATCCTTGCCGGAGTTGTTGACGGTGCAAATGAAGGTTACCATAACTAATGAGGATTGGGGGGCTTTGTCCCCCCTCTCTTTGACATTAATCGGGCGGAGTCCGTTTTTAAACTCCGTTGATTTAAAAAGAATTAAATATAAAAAGGCTTATATTAATCAGAACTTGCCTGACGCAGATTATGTCATATCTTTTGACAATTTATTTAAACCGAATGAAGTTAAATGCCCTTATATTGCGCCTTGCAATGAATATAAGATACAAAAGAATGAACCGAATTTTGATAAGAATAAGAAAAATCTTTTAGGATATTGTCATTTTAGCGCTTCAATCGGTATTAATTATGCCTATTTAAACGGTTTTGAGAATGTTTTTTTGGTGGGAATTGATCATAATGAGAGCGAGGATAGGTTTTTAAGATTTGATAATACGACATCAAACCCCATTGAGAGAGATTTACATAAAAGATTTAAAGAATTTGTTTATAAATTCAAAGGAAAAATGAATATTTATCAAACAAACCCCGATACTAATTGGGACTTGGACTACATAGACATAAGAGAACTATACAAAGGAGGACAAAATGAAGGTAAAAGTTATTCAAAAAGCGTGGTATAACGATAGAATTTACGATCCTGATCTAACAGATAAGGATATTATTATCGACTACGCAGGGGAAAAAGCGCCTTTATGGGCCGAAGAAGTTGCGCAGACGACACAAGTAACGGAAGACGTTGAGGAAGAAGAACCAAAAGAAAATTTGACTCTTATTGAAAGAAATAAAAATAAAACAAAGGGTAAAAAATAATGAATTATACAAAAGCTAAAATTTTTAATATGGCATTAAAAAATTTAGGCGTTTCTGTCGGTGTTCAAACCACGGATCAAACCGATAGAAATACTGTCGTTTTGAATGAGTTTTACGAAATGGCAAAAGAAAAGACTTTATGCGATCACGATTGGGGTTTTGCGAGTACATATAGGGAATTAACCTTAACGGGTGGAACTTGTCTTAACCCCAAATATTCTTATGAATACGATTACCCGAATAATTGCGCAATGATCAGAGAAATTGTTGCGGGAGTTGAAGAAAAACAAATTGAATTTGAGGTATGTTCTAACGCAAAAGGTCAAAAGATTATATACACAAATAAAGAAAATGCCAAAGTGAGATACACAAGACTTGTTGAAGACGCAACAAACTATACACCGGAGTTTGCAATGGCGCTTTCTTGGTATTTAGCTTTCTTATGCGCAAAAGCAATAACAGGCGCGAGAATGAACACAAGTGATTGTCTTCAAGTTTATAGACAAATGTTATTGGAAGGCAAAACATCTGACGCAAACGAGGGCTATCAAAAAGCGGACGAGGAATGCGAATGGATTGAGGCGAGAGGATGACGAGATTAACTCAAAAATCATTTACGGGAGGTGAATTATCGCCTTCTCTTTACGCAAGAAACGACTTGGCAAAGTACGCAAACGGACTTAAAACACTTAAAAACGGTTTTGTGAGAGCGGAGGGCTGCGTCGCAAACCGTTCAGGATTGGAATTTGTTTGCGAGGTTAAAGATAGTACAAAGAAAACCCGTATTATACCTTTTGCTTTTAATACAGAACAAACTTATATTATAGAACTTGGCAATCAATATGCAAGGTATATTAAAGACGGCGGGCAAATTGTATGTCCTAATAGCTATGGCGCAATTACAAATTGTAGTTATTCAATAGCGAGTATTAACGGCGGTGCTTTGAGCGTTACCGTTAGCGATACGGAAACTTTAACTTTTATTCATAGCGCTTTTGTTGCAGGATATGATATTTACTCACTTGATAAAAAAACATATAAAGTAAGTAGTATTGATAGCCAAAACTTGACAGTAAATTTAACAGATGAAAGCAATAATTCTTATTCTAATTGCCCTTATACTTATGTCGAAGGTGAGTCTTTAACTATAACAATAAATTCAGAGCAAAAAGATTTTGTTATTATAAAAGCAGTAATCTCTGTTTCAGACTCTCTTTATACATCTGATTATACCGAATATCTTGTTGAGAGTATTGACACCATAAATAATAAAATTTCTATCGTTAAAAAGTCTGATTATTTAAAGAGAGAGCAGATTGTTGAAACATCTACACCATACTTAGAAGCTGATTTATTTGATTTAAAATACGGTCAAAATGCGGATGTCCTTACTATTTGTAATAGAAATTATCCTCCAAAGGAATTATCAAGGACAAGTCATTATAATTGGGATCTTAATAATGTTGTTACAAGCGCTCAAATATCGCCGCCGACAAATGTAACGGCAGCTTGGACAGGCTCAACATCACAAAATACAACGACTTATTATTATATGGTTACGGCCGTTGAAAATGGAAGCTATGAGGAGTCTATCGGCTCAACCGTTGCAAGTGCGGTCGGACATTTAGAGTCTTCTTGGGCGACTTCGGAATGGATGACAATAACTTGGGACGAAGTAGTTGGAGCAACAGAATATAACATTTATCGCTCTGTCAATGGCATTTATGGGTTTATAGGGACTTCGGCAGATACAAGTTTTAAAGACACAAAAATTGAACCCGATTTAACTGCAACCGTCCCTATTCAAAAAGATCCTTTTGAGAATAATAATTATCCTTCTTGCGTAAATTATTTTCAGCAAAGAAAATTGTTTGGCTGCCTTAAAAACGATCCTCAAACACTTGTAATGTCTCAAACAGGGACGGACTCAAACTTCAATATTTCAAGGCCCTTAAACGCTTCTGACGCGATAACTATAAAACTATATGAAAGAGAAGTCAATGAGGTGAGACATTTAGTAGGGTTGAATGACTTGATAGTTTTGACATCAGGGGCGGAATGGAAACTCACGGGATCGGACGGAACAATGTCGGCTGCAAACCCTCCTAGTTGTACGCCTCAAAGTTATTACGGATGTTCTAATATTCAACCTTGTATATCAGGGAATATGGTTTTATTTGTGCAAGGCGGTGGATCTGTTATAAGAGACTTGGGTTATGAGTATGTTTCGGACTCATATAACGGGGACGAGTTGACAATTTTTGCAACACATTTATTTGAAAATAAACAAATTGTAGATATGGCTTACTCAAAAGAACCATACAGAATACTTTGGTGCGTTATGTCTGACGGTAGCTTAAACGCTTTGACATACAATAAAAAGCAAGAAGTTGCAGGGTGGCATAGACACGAGACAAAAGGGGAATTTGAGTCGGTCGCGGTTATAAGAGAGGGTTTTGAAGACGTTGCCTATTTTGTCGTTAAAAGAAAAATAGGAAACACTACAAAAAGATTTATTGAGAGAATGCACACAAGACTTCTTAATAACGTTCAAGACGGGTTTTTTGTCGATTGCGGACTAAAAGGAAGTTTTGATGAACCGATAAGTACAATAACGGGCCTATCACATCTTGAAGGTGAATACGTTACGGCGCTTGCGGACGGAGGGGTGGAGGAAAACCTTAAAGTACAGAGCGGGCAGATAACATTAAATCAGCCCGCTTCAAATGTTGTTGTAGGTTTACCCTATGAATTTGAACTTGAAACGTTAAATATTGAAGGTGAGAACACTCACGGTCTTAAAAAACTTATAACGGAAGTAAACATAAAGATTGATAAGTCAAGGGAAGACTTTTATGTCGTAGGTCAAAACGGAGTTGCAATTCAAAACCCGCGCTCAAAGGAAAGTATAGACGACTCAAACCTTCTTATTACGGGTGATGTCCCCGCTTATCCTTTCGCAGATTACACGGAAAATGCAAGCGTAAAGATTAAGCAGAATAAACCTTTACCTTTGACGATCACAAGTATTAGTGCGGTAGTAACACTAGATGATGAGGACACAAATGAGACGGGCCAATAAAAATTTAGAGGACGTTCAATATATTTTGGATCATTTAAGAGAAGAAGACTTGATAGAACTTCAAACCCTATGGGGTGAGAATTGGCGAGAGGAAAGCATAAAAAGTATAATGAACTCGAATAATCAAGTCGTTTTAGGGAAAACTAAAAAAGGTGATATACCCGTTGTTATGGGCGGAATTTGGGAAGTTAAAGAAGGAGTCGGCTGCGCTTGGCTTCTTACAACGCCCGAAGTTAAAAACCATAGGCATTGCCTTTTAAGAGAATTAAGAAAAGATATAAAAAAATCAGAAAAAAAACTTTGGCTTCTTTATAACTTTATTTATGAGAAAAATTTTGAAGCAAAAAAATGGCTCAAATGGGTAGGGTTTAGATTTGATAACCCTCGTCCCGAAGGTATAGATGTCCCCGAAGGTTTTGAATTTTTTTACAGAATAAGAGAGGTCGAAGGTTTAGGAGGTAAAAAATGTGCATAATATCATCAGTTGCTTTGGCGGTTACAACGGCGGTCGTAGGTGCGGTCTCAACGGCAATAGGTGTTGTTTCTGCAATTCAACAAGGTAAAGCGCAAGAAGCACAATACGAATATCAAGCACAAGTGCAAAAGGAAAATCAACGTATTGCCAATCAGAATGCAACAATGGAACGGCAAGCAGGTATTGAGGAAGCAAGGCGACAAAGGATCAAAACACTTCAAATGATAGGATCTCAAAAAACCGCTTTGGCTGCAAACGGAATGGATGTCGGTTTTGGAACTTCTCTTGATACGATAGAAGATACGGCAATGCTCGGGGAACTTGACGCTCTTATGATAGAAAAAGAAGCGGAAACAAGGGCAAGGAATTATGAAATTCAAGCTAATAATTTCGCAAATGAAGCTAATTTAAGTATGTACTCGGCAAGAAACGCAAGAACCGCAGGGACTCTTAATGCCATTTCAAGTGCGGCTAACGGCATAGGAAATACGCTTAACTCAATTTCAGGTTATGGCGGTTTTGGAAATTTAAAATCGTCATCCACTTCGGGCCTCGGGAAACAAATAGTAAACTTGGCTAAAACAGGGGTTAGTAATGGGCTTGCAAGTTGGAACAATAAGGGACTCGGAACAACACCCTAATTAAATATATTGCCATAGGAGGAAAAAATGGTATCTGTACCACAATATAATCAACAAGGAGTTGACAAAACTCCATTAGAATATAGCAGAGTTACGCCTAACGCGGACGCGTTTGGTGCTGCCGTTTTTCAAGCAAAACAGAATTTAAGTAACAGTATCGCTAAAATTAATTTTGATGTTCATAAAATAAAAGACGACATTGATACGACTCGTGCAATGGAGTATAGGAATTTTATTGAAAAAACGAAAATGAAATACTTAAATGATCCTGAACAGGGTTATTTTAGTAAACTTGGTAAAAACGCAATGGCCGATCCGAATGATCCTGACTCCGGCGCAAATGGAGTTGTCAATGCAATCACAAGAGAACTTGAAGCAAAGCAACAAGAACTTGGCCTCACATCAGGTAAAGGCAAGCAATATGCCGATTATTTTACGGCAAGCCAATTAAACGGCATTATTCTTGCAACAGGGAAACACGAAAAAGAGCAAAGGTTAAAATGGCAAGAAGCGGTCGCGCAAGAGGCCGTTGATGTTAGCGCTCAAGAGATGATTAATAACGCTTCGACTAATCCTGAACAAATTGATAAAGAGATCTCAAATATAAACGCTGCCGTGTTATTTTACGGGCAGCAAGCGGGTTATGATGAAGAAACGATAAGGGCTTCTCAAAAAAAAGCGGTTAGTCATAGCTTATATTTAACAATAAAAGATATGGCAAGCAAGGATGATATTGGTGCTGAAACATTATTTGAGAAGTATAAAAAACAATTATCACCTGAATATATTG